AAACTCTCCAGTATTCATGGTCGGCATCTTTAAGCCTTTCAATCTCCTCAACGATAGATTTTTCTAAAAATGGGTTATCTCGGTAGGTAGTGATGGTAAAGTCAGCATCCTCACGAGGAATCACCTTGTCGTATATCCAAGAGTAGTAGTCTGATGGGTTATAGTCAATAACAATCTTCTCGGTTGTACGAAGGGCTAACTGCATCCAAGATTCGTAGTTCACCTCATTCGCCTCGTTGATGAAAAGATAGTTACGCTTACGACCTCTGATTTTTTGCGGTTGGTCAGTAGACACGAACTCTACGGTGTTGCCTCCTAGAAAATATAAACTTTCTGATTTGTTGTGTTTGTCTTCTGAGTAAAGCCCATATTTTGAAAGTATCTCTATGAAGTCTCTCATTACAGAACCCTTGATAGACGGCAGCGAGGAACGACATATAGTCAAAGTCTTTCCCTTTTCTTGTAACAGTTTGACGATAAACCATGTCAAGATATTGTATGTCTTGCCACTTCTTGTTCCTCCTTGCATAACTGAGATTTTTTTTGGACTTTCTTGCAAGATTTGGAATACTTTGTTGGTTGTTACATTCATTCATGTTGGTTTTTGGTTAAATTTTCATCATAATGTGCATGTATCTATTTTGTAACAAATTTATACTACTATTGTTACAAGATAAATACGAATTATTCGTAGTATTCGTAGTAGTCGTAGTTAGTACGAATGCTACGAGTGCTACGATTTAGTACGAGTCTGTCCTGTTTTTTGTCTGGACAAAATATCGGACAATTCATTTTAAGCTTATTTAAGCCATTATTTTCTATTTTTGGTATTATGGTACTATTTTATACTAAAAGTGTCTTAAATCGTCTCTAAATGCCCTTTAAATTGATTTTAGACTACTCTTCATACTCATCTTGGTCATTTAAGTCTAAATATTCGCCTTTATCATGGTCATAAAGTGGAATTTCATCGATTTCTCCTGCTTTAGTAGCTGGAATCACCATACCTGGTTCTACTTGGGTATCAAAGTTGATAATCTCCCCTTCAGGTAACGCTTTATGCTCGTCACCATCTAACTGCTTTTGAATATTTGGTAACTCTTCAGGTCGAACAACATTCACCGTAATCTGCTTCACTACATCTCCTTCGTGAGCAACCTCTTGTTTCTCGATATACCCTCTACGCTTCCCTTTGGTTTTTAGTAGGAACATAGTCGCTAAGGTATCACCTCTAGCAATCCTCTCCATTAGCTTCTGCTCTCCGAAGTCTAACATTATCTCTTCAGGCTCTATTTCAGCTAGTCGCTTTCTGAACTCAGGGTCTTTCTCACACCAAGACTTGTACATCCCTCTAGACACCCCTGCTGCCTCACAGCTAATCGTGATATTTCCAAAGTTCTCCTTATAGGCAATTATGAAAGCCTCTTTAGCTATCTCTTTAAATTCTGCATTCATTGTTGTTGTGTTGTTATATTATGTTTTATTTTAATGTGTCTATTACAAAATAAAAAAAATCAAAATACAAAAAAGTTAAAGTCATTGTTTGGTATCAGAATTTTAGGGGGCACAAGCCACCTACGAAAACTTTCTTACGAATAAAAGTGGTATGGGGTGCTATACCGAAAAACCCCTCTATTTAGCCCATAAATTAGGTTCGTACCTATTTTCTTTTTCTAACCCTTGTACATACCCACAAAGGATACCAACCTGTCTAAATTCGTCTAAAAATGCCCTTTATCCTGATTGCCCAAAGTTAGTATTAATTTAATGACTTGCAAGGTACTTATTTGCGACCACTAACCCACAATAGACCTAATATAGTTATAATACACTAATACACTATATCTGTATTGTATCTAGTTTATATACATTGTATATCTACTATATAGAATATACAATATATATTTATAAATTCATATTATAATTAAATTATAAGATAGAACTAATAAATATATAAGAACTCTAAAAAGATATTTTAAACTTTTTTAAAAATATTTATACTTTTTTGTACTTTGTATCAATTTAGTACTTATCTTTACTATATCAAATAACCAATAAAACTACAAACAATGACAAAGCAAGAGTACAAAGATTTAGTTATCGCCCCTACATTAACAAGCTACAAAATGTGGTCTTTAAATGATGAAATAAAGTATTACAACAGTACTTTATTAGGTACTTACAAAGTAATTTACAAGACAATCGGAAACGATGAAATAGTAAATTTTGAAACATTGGAGGAAATGATTAACGACATATCAGAAAATATCTTTAATAACTAATAAATTTTACAACTATGCAAACACTCTCAAACATCATCCAATTAGTAGGCTTTACTTTATTTGTAGCCTTTACTTACAATGTCATTTTATTAATCATTAACCAATTAAAAACAAAGTAACATGAACCAATTTATAACATTAACCGAGCTAGTATTGATCCTCATTATTTGTATTCCTGTTTATGCTTTGGGCAAAACAATAATTGACACAATCAAAGACAATTCAAACAATAACCAATAAAATCAAACAAGATGAACAACACTACAACACAAGCGACAATTGATCTTTTAAGGGTTAATTGTAACAGTAACGGTAGTAGCAGATATGTGTGCCACTTCCTTAACTTTATAACAGAACAAGACAAAGAAGAGGCTAGAAGAATGTCAAAGGAATACCGCCCCTTTCATTTTCCTACTCACTACGAATACGAAATAGCAGTAAATAAAGTTAGAGAAATCGGAGGCAAAAGATACACCGCAAAACATTACGGTGGCGGAATAGTGTTTACTTCAAGCAGCAAAGAGGCGTTGGAACAAAGTATCATTGAATTAATGGATGATACCAAGAAGACTTTTTACGCTTCTTTTAATGGCCGCCAATTAGGAGCAATAGGAAAAACCCACTTTATTAGTACGAAAGTAAGAGCAAAAAATGAAGAAGAAGCTATCAACGAACTATACAACAAGTACGAACACATCACCAATTTAAAAATCAAGTAAATCAAACAAAATGAGAAAAGTAACAAAACACGCTATTAATGCTTTTTTAAATGATAACCCAATTAAAGAAAGCAACACAGAAGTAATTTTAAACGCAAATTTTGGCAATCCTTACACCGAATTGTATTTGTTTGGCAATTTAATTGCACAAAAGCAAATTGGAAACAATAAGATAACAATAACAAACGCAGGATGGAAAACAAAAACCACCAAAGAAAGGTTAAACGGTCTTCCTGGTGTATCAATTTTCCAAAGGGGCAAAAACTGGTTTTTGAATGGTAGAAAATGGGAGGGCGATTGGATTACTATACAAAATTAGGTTAACTGACGAGCTGTTATTCAGCGAAACTTTGCCCCATTTATTGGGGCTTAGTCTTAACCAAAAATCAAACAAAATGGAACCTATTAGCTTTGAAGTATTACCAAATGGCTTTTTTAAGTTAACCGCCGTAGTTAACAGCCAATTAATCACTAGAAAATATATTTATTGCACTAAGAGAGAAGCAAAAAAGCTATTTAAAGCCGAAATAAGACAAGCAAAAGCTAAATGGTACGAGTACCTTGCTAAATAATTTTAGGGCAAATTTGAGGCTATAAATAGGCAATATTTGGGCTGTACTATGTATGCTGTATATGTATGCTTTGTAGCATATGTATGCAACTATTTATAGTCGCAAAAACCTGCCAAAAACCCTATGCAAAAACTCCCCAAAAAACCCACAAAAATCCAGCAGCCAAAAATCTGCCAAAAACCTTTCACAAAATTTTAACACAAAAACTTCAAAATATTCCAAAAACTTTCTAATTTTACCAAAAACTTTAAAACTATGAAAACTTTAAACTCAAATGACTATGTAATTTACAGCAGAACTGAAAATGCTATGTTTCAATTTTCAGATGGCAATCAAGATGTCGTTATTTACGGATCTTATGATGAAGCTATTTTGGATTTAGACAAAAATGAAGATGAAGAGGTTATCAGTTGTACTGATTTACCTATTGACTTACAAAACAAAATCTTAAATCAAATAAACAAATAAACTATGAAAAAATTTGAATTTATCTGCAAGACAGACATGATTACAGGAGACAAAGTGTACTTAACAAGAGAAGAGGGCTACTATGTCTCTGGAAGCCTAAGGATTGATAAAGAAGAAGCATACAAAGTGTTTCTTAAACTTTCCGACCAAGAGCCAACTGAAATGTTCGTAGTACTAGAAACAAAAACTTCCCCCAACGAATAAAACAAAAACCCCTAAAAACCCATGAACAAGATTACTCAAGACTTAAAAAGAAAAGGAGTCAAAGAAGAACTAACCTATGTAAATTCCAATGGCAAAATATCAAAGCGTTTTACCTATAAAGGAATGATTATCAAATGGGATAATTTCATCCTAAATGGCAAGTTCTACTATTGGAGAGCCTCTTTCTATGCAAGTCTTGAGGCTTGTATCAGTGGGATTGACAGACACATTAACCATTTTAAAAAGTAAACTATGATTGAGGTAAAGGATTATAGATCCATGATAAGACATGGAGACATCAAAAAACTCATGCAACTAACAGGCTTGAGTAGGTATTTAATTGAGACTAGAATAGAAAAAGGTGATTGGGAAATGCACGAAATCCTAAAAACCTATTTTGAGAAGAGATTAGAAACGCTTAAAAACCAACTATGGGAAAATCAACACTAACATATTACGTTATTCCAGGACTAAAGATGAGAAAGATTAGGTTTCAGCGTGTTATAATAGCTGTAGCAGAAAGCTTTGAGGTTAGTACTAGACTAATGATGAGTAAAAGCAGACAAAGAGAGTTGGTACTTGCTAGAAATATGTGTATGTATATTATGCAAACATATTTTAACATGACACTAAAAGAGATTGGTAAAGCGTTTAGTAGAGACCATTCTACTGTTATTCATGCAATTAGAATGTTTCAACAAGATAGAGAAGTAAATCAGCAATACGAATTAACTTACCATGAAATAAAGCAAAAGCTAGAACTCAGAAAAGGTACTGAATTAGAAAAATAAACCATAAACCAACACAATATGTTATCAACCTTCCACCAAATGTCAGACAATGACAAAAAACTCTTAGTTGCAAAAATCTTGCACGAGATAAACTATTCACAGGCTTCGTTTGATCTAATCACATCATTGATTAGAGTATGGGAACAATACCCAACAAGACAAGCTAATTACTTTAACACTCAAAAAACTTACAATGGAATTGCAAAAAACTAACCCTAGCTATGAGTTAATCAATAAAGACTCAATGCTACAATTATCTAATGAGCTATCTAAACTAATTAAAGAGAAAGGATTAAGCTCAAACATTCAAGGC